TCGGATCAAATTGATAACCTCTAAATCCACTTCTGTTGTCAATATAACTTACCATTAGAAAAATCCTCCAAGTAAGCCACCACCGATTGCACCTGCCATCGGACTAAGACCAGATATTTGACCACCAAGTTTTGCACCTGTCATTGCTCCACCAAGTAATCCTGCACCTGTGTTTCTAAAGACTGGTTGTGTACTTGCAGTAGTTGTTGGTACGTTTGCACCAAGAGTACCAAGATATTCTCTAAGTTTAAGAAAAGGTCTTTGTTGTTCGAAATCAAATCTACCAATAGAATCTTGTAACTTAGACATTTCTAATGCTTCTCGTGTTTGTCCTACATTTGATAATGCATTAATATCATCATAATCGGCTTGTGCGAGTTGTGGTGCTAATTGCGTTGCTTGGAATTGTCTGTTACGTTCCTGTGCAAAGTTATCGGCATATAATCTATTTTGTGCATCTGCTAATTCTCTTGTTAATATTTCTTGATTTGCACCAGAGCCTAATCTTCCTGCTTTGGTAAATTGTGAATTAACTCTACTGGTGACATCGTCTGATACTTGATTTGCTACACCTTGTAAAAAAGGATTGCTTGATGGATTTAAATAGTTGCCTTGCAAGAATATTATTTATTTCATTTTGTGCTGATCCTAATAACGGATTACCACCTATCGCTCTTGCTTGTGCAAGTTGTAGAGCAGTTTCCGTTTGCGGTGCAAAGTTTGTATAAGTTGCTTCTGGAAAATATTGAGGTGTTTGTGACTCAAACAAATCCTGTCCATAATCTATTGCTTGTTGATAGTATGGTCTAATAAACTCACTTGGCTCTGCCGAAGTAGTCGTTGTTACATTTGTTGGTGAAGATCCTTTTGACATTATATTCTCATATTTCTTTTCTAATTATAAAAACAGGTGAACTGTAACCCTTTAGTTTTTTAATCCACCCTTTGCGACCTGCAACTTCCACAGCATCACAACCATTACGTTTTGCAAATTTTTCTATTCGCTCTTGTATCTCGGTCAACCATTGACCTAAATTTTTTCCTCCTGCGAGAAAGTATCGTAGTATTTTCTTTTGTGGATACTGTGCCATTTCTGTTATAACTGCACACTCCACGCCACCTTGCCAACTTATCCAAAGTTGGAATAAATCTTTTTTTAAATTCGTGTAAACATCATCGATACTGTATGTATCATCCAAAGCTTTTTCTAAAAAAGGTTTGCAATCCTTCCAGACAAAATCAATATCTTTTTTTGGTATATGACAAATCATCCAATAACAGCGTACGCAAAGTTTTGATCGGCATTACTAGAACTNGCATGAGTTAANGTTGCTGATCCACTTGTGCGTGCTGATACAAACAGATTTTGAAATGCTGTTGCACCATTTGAAGTAATTGGCATAAATACAATAACACTATCACCACCAATACGAGCATCTGTTAATGTACTTGTCGTATTAGAAGCGGTTAGTGTTACACTTCCTGTACTATTTATTTTACCATCCATCACATTATTTAAAGTTGTACTAACTAATCGTAAGTGCTGTGCTTGGTCTGGCATTGATAATGGCACATTAAGAAATTGATTTGCCATTACTTCCCTATTTTTTTCATTGTCATATTATGTGCTTGCGTAAAAGTTTTATTTTTTTTTAGCATCAGGTCGGTCATCATTTTTATATGTTTATTTGTATGACCATGTGTTTTTTTATGTTTTGCCATTGCTTCTTTTTGTCTTTTACTTAATTCTTTTTTTTTCATTACCTTCTACCTTCTGGTCTCGCATCAATATCAACACCTAGCATATTGGTAAAATTACCATTTACACTTATCCGCAAGCGATGATAACGATCCGTTGTACGCAGAGGACAATTACCAGAAGTATTTTGTGTAACTGCTGTACCAACTGAAACTTGATTTGCTTGTGAAGAACGATGAAGTGGGGTTACTGTTATCGTTGTGTTTTCTCCGTTTGCATCAACAATGGGTATAGCATTAATTAATGTACTTCTTTTTCCGTCTGCACCTTCAAACTCTGCTGTATCAACAGTTGCGGATAATGATGCACCTAAGAATTTTCCAAATTTTTTATCTTCATTAAAACCTGCAAGACCAATAACTCCTTCATCATAAAAGAAACTATCAAGTGATCTAGGCAAGCCATCTAATGTGCCAAGTATATCTAAACTCTCTAATGTATTAAAAGCTTCTTGTGATGCACTTGCAATAAAGGTTAAATCCTGTCCACTACCTGTTGACCATTTATCGGTAGCAAAATTATAAATTAATAATTTATTATTAACAAAACCTGTACCTGTTGCACCATCACCACGATACGACCAGACAACAATACTATTGTTTGGATCTATTGAACAAGTTACCCCTTCAAAGTTACTTGTAATATCTCGAAAGAAAAACTCATCTATTTTACCATTACCTATTGGTGTTAATTTCTGTCCACCTTCTAGTTTATAAAAACCATCTTGAGCAAGAAAGAATATCATATTACCAAAAGATGCAACTGATCGTGGACTAAAAGCACCAACCGAGTCGGCAATCTTTGAGAACGAAAATATTAATGGAGTACCGATATAATCGGCTCTATAAATTGCTCTCTCCATAAAGATAATACCAAAACTCTCACCACCTACAATTGCTTGAACTGATCCATGACTTCCGACAATTGATTGAAAACCAGATTGTGTTGTTTGGCTTGGAGTCCAAGTTGAACTGTCATTTAATCCAGACCACTTAACTCGTTGATTATAAACTGTTCCAGACTCTGTTGTGTATCCTGCAAAAACAAAGTCTCTTATTACAGCAAGATATTTTGCTTTAATACTTACAAGATCTGAAAATGCTGTATCTGTACCTTCTGCAAACTTTTGAATATTATCTGCACCATTTGTTGCAAGAATATTTGATCCAAATTGTGTTATGCTCCAAAAATCTCTACTACCTGCTGTTGTCGATCCGTTGTAACCGCCAGACTTTGATTTATCTTGAAAAACAAAACTGCTGTCCATTTGATACAACTTACCACTATCGCCTGCGTAGTTTGTTGTTCCGCCTGCTGTTAAACTTGTAAATAAACCACAAGGTGTATTGGTTAATCCTGTTCCACTTAATGCGGTAAAACTAGGAATGCTTTTGTATCCTTTTGCTAAAGGAATAACATTATCAACTTTTGTTGCACCACCATTTTTTAATGTAGGCAAATCTGCTAACAGTTGTCCAAACTCGATCATACAACTCTTCTAGCTGACATTTGCAAAGGAGCAGAGGAAACTCTACCTCTCTGTGCTGACTCGTTTGCTGTTTTTACTCCTTCTTTATATAATGATGACCATACTGCTAATCGTTCATCTTGAAATAAGAAGGGAGACGTTTCTGCTAAAGCACCATATAAATATAAATCTGGGAAAAAATTTAATATATCGTTTGTTGTATTTGTTGTTGATAGAGCTGTTGCTCTTTTAAAAAATCCTAATTCTAAAACATTAGCATCATCTGGAACATGACCTAAATTAATTTTTTTACCTATAATGGTATAATACACAGGCAAGCCATTACCTGCACCTGCATTATACACACGAAAGAAATCTGTCGGAGACATATATTGTAGTGTTGTGTATGGTGATGTTTGTAACATAACATATCGCAACTCTAAATATCCATCTGGCAAATCATATGCTTGTGTACCTGCAACAGTTGTAATTGATGTATCAACAGCTTCCATTTCACGAATACGCAAATCTCTGGCGTGGCGTGTTTCTGCTAAATCAATAAAGGTATCAAGTTGACTTGTTAAATCATCACGATTTAAAAAACTTGCTATCTCTAGTTTCAATTCATTGTAGGTATCTAGTGCCATTTATACTTTCTTCGGATAAATTTTAAATTTTTCATTTTCTGGATCATTTAACCATTGAAAAAACTTTTTACGATCTCGTAACTGACCGCTCATTGTCATAATCCCTTTTTTTGCTAATTGCTGAACTGTAATTAATGGTAGTGATGCAATCTTATACATCTTTGCATCTTGCATTCCGTTAACTTTATATAGTCCTGCATTTCGCTCAATCTTATTGCGTTCTAAAATACGTGATACATCTTGTGTATTCTCTAAATGATATTTGCCTTCGCTAGAGTCGATGTGCATTCTAGTTTTGACAGGAGAAAATTCATTTCCTGTAAAGTCAATTTTTTTGGTCATACATTCTTAATTGCTTTTGCAATCATTTTATCTACGGAGTCTTGCATCGCTAAACCTTGATCTCCATCTGGTCTATAGCCAATCTTCATTTTACGATCACCACCAGAAGTTGTCTTACTTTGTTTTTTTCCACCACCTCGTGAAATATCCATATTGTTTTGACTTCTGTTGTGCATCTTTAAAGTTTTTGGCATAGAATATTTTTTAACACCTTCTTTAAAAACTACTGACATTCTTGTTCCTCTGTTTATAAGTTAAGGAGGGGGAAAATCCCCCTCCATATAAATTAATGTTAACTGTTTAAGTTAAAGATACCATAATTGGCATTTGGTGAACGACAAACTAGAGTCCATTCAGTTAATAGTAATCTTTTATCACTATCACCTGTTTTTGCTAAGTCTTGCGTTTCAAAAGGTCTAAGGAATGCAACTTCCCAAGTATCCATTTGTAAAATGTCAACTCTTGTATCCATAGCGTGTCTGTCTGGAATAAAGCTTACTTCTCCAAAGTCAGAAACATATACATCAACAGCACCGATAACAGTCATGTCATCTGCGTTTTTGTATTGTGTTGCTACGCCATTAAAACCAGAAGCTAATACTTTATTTGATGGTGACATAAG